GGCAGAAGACTGGTTGACTGAGTTGGAGTACGGTTTAGAGTATCGCCGTGAGTGGGGACTAGAGGATGCATGGGGGCAGCTCGAAGCCATTTACTATAATGTCCATCCGAGCATGATGAATGATGGACCGAACATGTTCCTCTCTGCGGTCCCATCACCTCAACGTAGCGAGGCTTCCTCCAATGCTCGAAGATGATCGAGTTGATTATTTCAAACGACTTCTCATACGCTCGCTTCACAGCAAGGCCTCGCCGGCTCATACGGAGGGTACTGTGCTTATCGACGACTTGTGCCTCAGAGGCCGTTGTTCTCCGTCCGGCGAACTCCCCAAGTTGGTTGCTGCTGAAGCCCATTTGCTCTTGGACATTACGGCGGATGTGCTGTTCCTCAAGGGTTAAGGTCTGATCTAAGGCACTGTCTACCTTCATGATCGCCTCATTCAGCTTCGCTCCAGTATTGATGTAAGCAACAGACCCAACGTCTGGGCTGGTCAGTTTTTGTACTTCCTCCTTCGACATAGCATCTTCGTTAGCAATAAACTTCGTAGTCGAGATACGACGTTGCTTCGTCCGCTGGATTGCGATATCGCTCAACTCAGCCTGTGCGTGTCTTATGTAGTATGCATCGGGAGTTACCCAAAACGAACGACTTCTAGGAGTGAAAGTGATGTCAACGAAAGGAAGTCGATTCTCAATCTGTAACGCATTGATGTCGTTACGGATGAACTTATCGTGATCGTGGACCACAGCCATGACTCGCCCGGTGGCACGGTCGTGGATCTCCCAAATCTCGACGAACTCAGGCGCTCGTACATTAGATCGTCTCCGCCGCCTTATAGGCGTTTTGTACGAATCGATGTAATCCTGCATTGAGATATGAGGCTCAAGGCGAGATACATTGCTATACTTCGGGTCAGCCCTAAGATCATCGATATGCCGGACAATCCTATTAATGATCCAAGGGCAGTTGTCGAGGTTAACTGTCCCCCAAGGGACTACGAAATCATGTGGGGGTATAGCTCGTATCCAAGGCATTCCAGGGATTACTAGTCGGTTATGCTCAATCCGCCGGCTACCACTCTTATTCAGCTGGCTAAGGGTCATGCCGAACCGAAGATTCCCCGCTACGTCTAGTTTCGGGTCATAACCATACTCCGAGTCGTAGCCAATCTTCAATATACCCTTACCGAAGAGGAAGGTATGAAGAGTCGACATATCGACCTGCTCACGCATCTCCAATTCAACCAATAGGAGATTATCGAGAGACTCAAGAATCTTCACCTTCGCAACAGCCTCAGGAGAGCGAGGCTTGAGGAGGATCTTCGGTGTGGGGACGAGGAGAGTCGAAAGAAGTGTGTCGCCGACTGAGAGGAACATGTTCGGTCCATCATTCATCATGCTCGGATGGACATTATAGTAAATGGCTTCGAGCTGCCCCCATGCATCCTCTAGTCCCCACTCACGGCGATACTCTAAACCGTACTCCAACTCAGTCAACCAGTCTTCTGCCCTTTTCTTTTGTTCCGTTTTAAAGTGCATCTCTCAACTCCGTGTTGAAGGTCATCGGGTCGAGGACGATGCTATCTTGAAGACCCCTCTGCCTCTCCCTCAACTCTGCAACGGCAGTTTCGAAGCTAAGTGGATCATTAAGATTCCTCTTCTGCTCCGACTGCTTCATAGCGGTTATTCTCCACATCTGGAGCTGCATGGAGAGAGCGTCGATTATGTCGTCGTGAGCCCCTCGGGGGAAGGTCATTAGCTCGCTAACGAAGTCCTTCATATATGTTCGTATGGAGATGACACGATTGGCGAACATGGGTTGTAGGGCTGAGATACGAGTCTCTTTAGACTTCCGCCCATATTTAACTGGGCGAAGGATGAAGAAGATGTTCTCCTTCCGCATAAGCTCTCGGAGCCAATATTCCATAGTCTTTTGGAAGGCGATGTCCTCGTATCCAACTTCAATCGGCCTCCATCTAACGACATGATCGAATATGGCAGAAGCAAGCTCGCCAGGATTGCAACGTGCCCTGAAGTAGTCAAGAACATATATCTGCCCCGATATTAGATCCTTTCCGCAGGTCATCACCACGGAGTAATCAGTATTCTTACCCTTTGTTAGCTCAGCGTCGCTTGCAGGATCAACTGTCGTGTATACCGCCATACTCCTCTTCGGCGGGCAGGTTTCGTAGTATGTGATCCACTCCGGCTTGAAGATCATATCTCCCGACCGGACTGGATGGTTTAGATATAGGCAGGAGAAGAGATATGGACCTACTGAGACCTCAAGCTCCTCCAAAACATTCTGGTTGAACCTCTCAGGGTAAGTGACAACTCCCTTTCTATCCGCTTTACCATCCTCGTTCTCCAGACAAGACCGTTCGGTTACGTAGTATCTCGGCTCGTTCGCCGCGATCCAGGACATCAGGTCGTTCTCGTACCACCTGGTTCCAACTACTACGATTTTGTCTACACTCGGGTTGTTTAAGAGAGGGGGGACAAGTCTGTGCCAGCCTATCGCCTGGGCGACGTCCTCTACAGAGGGGATGATTGAACCTTCTTCATTTAGCTCGTCCAGGTCCGGAGCTACAGTATCGTCCTCGATGATTACATCATAGTGGCGAGACGTTACCTGTGTCCTTATCCCCGCCGCCTCAAACGTCGATTCAGGAAAAGATGCAGACCGAGTTAAACAGGCTGCATCCACGTTCCATGTAGACTCTTTACCAGGTAGAAGGTGAGGGTAAAGTGCCCGCAAGAGATCGTTTTTCTCGAACTGAGATCGAATAGAACCTAGCTTCTTACCCGCGTTCTTCATCGTGTTTTGGGCGAGAAGAACCCTTATGTTGGGGTTTTTGCAAGCCATCCAGATCGGCCAGGCGATAGTACAGACCGTAGTTTTCAGCCAACCTCGGGGGAGAACGAACTTCTTCCTTGTAAGGCTGTCATCCATCAAGACTTGACAGATTGAGTAGTGGATGTGAGGCACTAGCCAATCGTAGCCGAGGATCGCCTTTGCGAAGAAGTAAAGGTCCTCCTCGCCTCGTTGGCGGATCTCATCGAGAGTGAATTGCTGATCGGTCATCTTTTTCTACGACGTTTCTTCGCGTGGGCCGCGTTCCGAATCTTCGCCGATGCCTTCGCCTTCTTCACCGACGATGATCTGCCCACCGTCCGACCGGAAGACTTCTCGACGATCCTCTTGCCCACCTGTTTGACTGGCATCTACGTTTTCTTCGCTTCGCCAATTCTGTGCTGCGGTCGGCCGTGATCCGCCATTCCCGGAGGCTTCAACCCCGTTTTCACGAACATCTGCTTGTTGCCTGGAGGGGCTTTCGGTTGCGGTGCTGTGGGCTGCGAACCCATTGATTTGCCTGCTGGCATGATCGGACTCCTTTATCGCGACTTGGATGAGTTGAGCACTCTCCGAAGAGATCGTAATGCTCACATTAGATTCTGTTTTCTTATCAGCTGCACCGAAGACTCTATCGAGGATCTTAGTTGCAGTCTGGAGTTTTACACCTTCGCTCTTTGAGTCTAACAGGCCCACGAGGGTCTTTGCCGCTTTCGGCGAGCCGTCCTCTACTATCCCCTGAGCTTGCTCCATTACCGACCGGGTCTTACCGAGGAACGCGTTTCGATCCTCCTCGATGAACGATTCATCCGTCGTCTTCCTCCGTCTTGCAAGTTCGGTTTGGAAGATGGGAGAATTCCGAATGAGAGAAATTGCAGGCTGTCCCATTCCTAAGGCAGCTGCAATAGCAGAATCCTTATGCCCAGCAAGGCACATAGCGAGAATTTTGAAGTGTCTTGGGAGAAGTCGTTCTATGGACATGGTTATTGTCTTATGTATACGGTTACAGTGACGGCTGTTCCACCGCCTCCGATATTTGTCAGGACCGAAGATAACCGACCTACAGCCGCAGTTCCCGTCAGTTCACCAAAGTTTCGAGTATGATTTGATGCAGCAGTTACACCAGATAGAACTACTTGTTCCACCTCCGCTCCAATCTCATCTGTAATGGTTATAGTAGCGGTATCGACATTTGCCCCAAGGTCAACGAAAACTTGGGAGGGAATCCCAGCTATACGGTTTCGGATAGTAGCCGTACTTCCATGTCGAGTCATCGTCACGGTGCTGTTACCCGAATGGATAGCTGTGAGAGCTATCATTGTGCCTTTAATTTGAGACATAAGAACCTCTATTCAAAGGGGAGGAGAAATCCACCCTTAGGCATATGGGATATCGTGAGGACGGGTCGGTTGCTTTCTGTCGAGGCTTCGCTGGAGTGGAATGATGCTAGAGCAGAAATGGAAGCCTCATCGGTCTTTTTAAGGATGATCCCGAAGTTCGATTGTCCTCTTGATCTTTGCAGGCGGACGAGATTAGCGACAGCGAGATTTATAGGTCCTGTGCTAGTAGGGAGTCTGAAGTCAACTTTAGTTCCAGAGTCAGTATCTCCACCCAGTGTGCCCCACCCTTGTAGACTATCATAAATAGTCCAAGTTACAACACTCTCAACCCAATCTATTCCAGTTGATGTAACTTCTCCAACCGTAACATTAATGATATTTCTTACTTCACCCGGTTCTGCACCACTAGCTCCTACACGGCAAGTTAGTTGAAGGTCCGCGGATACGATAACATGGTCTACAGGGATAGTGCTAAAGGAGAATCTTAGTATCGCTCGGAATATCTCCACACCCGGGGTGAGATCAATACCTATATCAAAGTCAACATCCGACCCATAGTTCGTCGTAACGTCTGCATCCGACATTTGGGAGTCGGCGGACGCTTGGATTGCTGTTACGGTGATGGCCATTCATGATCAACCAATTTTACTCACGGGACTGTCGGGAGCTTCGATTATTTTCCAACCTTCAGGGGTTACCTCTACATCGTCGATTGAGACCTCTCCACTCTTTATCCGTTGGAGGAGAGAGATTGTCTTTTGGTGTTCGAGAGACTCGGTTTCGAGACGCTCGGAGAGTCGGCCGAATTGGTCGTATATGCTCATTTGCGAATTATGTCCCAGGTGTTTGAGCCTGTGTTGACGGCAAGGAAGGTGCCCACTGACCGCTGAGCAGCCGCCACTTCATCGGACGCGTTATCAATAGTTCCATCTCCAATAACAGTAGTTCCAGTGGCACCAGTGAGTTCAATGGTGTTTCCAGTACCTGCTACGTTGGCGATAACAAACTCAAACGAGTCCCCTACTGTGGGCACAGTACCGAATGCCGCAGAAAGCTGGGTTCCAGTTCGGAGCGTGTAGGCATCTGGGTCAGCCGTAGGAGTTCCTTTGATGTAGCCTGAGAGCAGTTGGGCATCGGTGATGGTAGCAGCAGTGGTCATGGCCGCTACGATCTTTTCCTGCATGAACACACCACCTCGGGTGATGATATTACCATCGACCCCTGCTGTACCATTGGATGAAGTACCTCCGTTACCCGCAACAAGGGTAAGATCTCCACCGATTCCGCCGTCTCCACCAGAGCCATCGGACTGATTCCCACCAACGCCTGCGGTGATGGTGACCTTACCACCAACTCCACCAACAGCACCACTGTTGCCACCATCACTAGCTCCACCTACACCAGAAGTGATGTTCAAAGCACCACCTGCACCGCCGTCCGCATCGGCATCATTTCGATTACCGGCGTGAGCACCACCAGCTCCAGACGTAAGTGAGAGAACACCGCCAATCCCACCAAGGGTTGATTGGGCTCCACTTGCAGCACCAGCAGCACCAGCGATCAGTGACGCAGCACCGCCAGCACCTCCATCACCTCCATCAGTAGTTGTTGATGTTTGAGCTCCACCAGCACCCGCAGTGATAATCGTATCACCACCTATACCAGCATCATTACCAGAGCCTCTACCATCTGATGCTCCACCGACAGCACCTGTGATAGCAATATCACCAGCGTTACCACCGGAGGCACCACTTGCTGCACCAGTATTAGCTCCACCAACACCGGATGTTATCGTAACAGCTCCACCAACGCCCCCTGCGTCATTCGTTGCCTGAGCGGAACCAGCTCCAGCAGTAGCAGCATAAGCACCACCGACGCCAGATGTACCTCCAACGGTTGCAGCACCAGCACCAATGGTTATGGTATATGCCCCGCCTGCTCCACCGTCTCCTGTGCCGGCCCCTGTGCAGGCTGCACCTGCTCCAGTTGTCAGGGTGATTGCACCCCCCGCTCCACCGTTGTCTGAGCCAGTGTCATCGGTTGCACCACCTGCACCAGAGGTTACTGCGATAGCTCCACCAGCACCACCTGCCTGGCCAGTACCGCCTCCAGTGTTAGCACCTCCACCGCCTGTTTGGATGGTAAGGGCTCCACCCGCTCCCCCAGCGAAGTTGCCGGTTGAGGCAGACCCATCACCAGTCTTTAGGTTGTACAGGCCACCTGCTTTAGCGGTCGTTGCTGTGCCGCCTGCATCCTCAGTCTCAATGAAGACACG